GGACATACCAGTTGGGTTATGGGCGTGGTCTTCAGTCCCGATGGCAGCCTCCTAGCATCGGGAAGCGTGGACGGGACGATCAAGATCTGGGATCCGATCAGCGGCCAAAAGCTACGCGCCCTTGTAGGGCACACCGGCCCAATCAATAGCATAACTTTCAGTTCCGACGGCAGCCGGCTTGCATCGGTAAGCCAGGACCTGACAGTAAAGGTATGGGATGTGCCCAGTGCCCAAGAACTGCGCACGCTCAAAGGGCTTGGCGGGTGGGGTGTGGCCTTCAGTCGCGACGGCAGCCGGCTCGCTGCCGCGAGTCACGACGGGACGATCCAGCTCTGGGACGCCCGTCCCTGGACTCCGGAACTGCGCCAGCAGCGCGAAGCCCTCGGCCTGCTGGAGTACTGGTGCCCGAAATCGACAACCAAGGAACAGGTGGTCGAGCGCATACGTGCCGACAAGGGCATCACGGAAGAAGTGCGGCAAGAGGCACTGTCCATGCTGGAGGAGTATTGGCCCCGGCACATCCAAACTAAAGCCAACAAGTAGGGCGCTCTGCAAGTATTCGTAGCGGAATTCGACGGAATTTGGCGGAAACTGCCTGCCGGCTGGCGCCCGAGGAGGCGAAGTTTCGGATCGCGCTTGGCGATTTCCTTCTACGATGTCAAGCAAACACGCCGATTGAGCCTGAAGTTAGTCACTGAAGCCACTATCAAGGCCGGTGCCAAGCGTGCCCTTGACACCTCTCGGTCCGCGTAGGCGTGGCTAATCCCCCAGGATAGTTGCCGCTATTTCCGAGTCGGCGGGTTTCGGTCCACCTCGGCCCCGCCGGACGCGACGGGCGCAAACGTCGGCGAAACGCGGGCCAACCGGGCGGGCGTCAGTTGATCGGCCGCAACCGTGTAGCCACCGGGGGGTTCGGTGAAACCGGCCTTCCGTCGATCCATGCGCGGGGTGGGCCGGCGGTCTAGGTCGGCGTCACACCAGAAATGCCCGCGATCGTCGATGCCTGCCATCACATAGGCCGAATAGTCCCCGTACTTGGAAGCGTGAGGGCGGCGTCGATCAAGTGAGCATCGGCTTCATACGACAGTTGTTTCATCGCGCATACTCCAGGCGGCTCTCGTGATCGACGCCCTGAACTTCCGCGGCCATGCGTATGGCCATCTCGAGGGCGTCCGGCCCGTCGTCGTGGTCGGATTCGGGAAACTCCCGCAGCTGTTGTACCAGCAATTCGGCGCCGGGCGAACCGCCCTTGAAGCGAATGAGCCCGCGCGACAGGTACGAGCCGAGCCGGCGGATGCGCACTTCCTTGTTTACCTGATTGTTTATCGGATAGATAGGGAACGGCACGCCGCCGGTGTTCTCCGTGGCCCGATCAAAGTCGGCCACGAGCAGCTCCTGAAACTGGTTGGCCTCGATGGCGAAGCCGTCCAGGCGGCCGAACTTGCGGGCCAGCTCGAGGCCGTCTTCCACCATCCGGGGCGTGGGCCGGCGGTCCATGTCGCAATCGACCCAGCAGTGTCCCACGCTGTCGATCGCCAGCATGACGAAAGCCGAGTAGTCGCCGTACTTGGCATTCTTGCCCTTGGACGGATCCAGGGCCATCCAGCGCAGGCAAATATCTCCCGGCCAGTCTTCGAACCAGATCGACGGGCCGAACCAGTGCGGGTCGAACTCGGCGCCTTCGATATCGAGGAACTCGCCCTCCAGTTCCTGCATGGCACGCAGACCGCTGTACCGGGCGTGAATCATGGTAATGAATTGCGGGTGCAAAAACGGGTTGTCGGCGGTGCGGGCCCGAACCAGGAACGACCCGTCCACGCCCTTGGCGAAGGTGTTGTACGTCCAGTGCGTCTTGCCCTTGGGGGTGAAGGTGGCGGTGAGCCAACCCATTTCGCCGGCCTCGCGCAGGCGGGCCAGGCTGATGAGGAAGGCCTCCTCAACGCACAACGAGGCCTCGTCCATCCACAAGCCGGACAAGGTCGGACCGCGCAGGCGGTCGGGATCATCGGCCGAGCGGAACAATACCTCGGCGCTGCCGCCGTAGTCGGTGGCGATTTCGACGATGAACTCGACCTTGTGCCAGTCGCGGAGTTTACCCAGGCGCTCGGCGAGGCTGCGGAAGGTGCGGAACGTGGCGTCGCGCATCATCGGATAGGTCGGCGCCAGGACCATATAAAGTCGGCCGGGGCGGAGGCGGCGCAACAGGTCGTAGGATCCGATGTAGGACTTGCCAGCGCCCTGTCCGCCGACGAAGCCTTTAATTGTTGCTTGGGCCGTCAAGAAGGCCGTTTGCGCGGTTGATAAAGGGAAGTAATGTTTCCGCTTCGGCCCGGCTGTGGATAACAACTTCCACCACTTCCTCGATGGGTCGGCCGTCCTGGCCGGTTACTTCGGTGCGTTCGACATAGCCGCGACTCTTCGCCTGCGTCCGCAGGAAGAACATCACCGCCCACGGCTCGCCGGCCAGGACCGCGTTGTACAAAGCGCTCTCGGCGTTGTCGCGCATGGTCTCGCGGCACTCGCCGGCGATCTTGAGCAAGCTGGGCCGGCGCCGCATGTACTTATCGGCCGATTGTCGGGTTACGCCGAAGAAGCGGGCGACCGCCGCCACGTTGCCCGACAGCTCGCGGAGCTTGGCAGCGAACACATCGGCATTGATCCCGTTTGCTCTAGGCATATAGGTCAGCTTGTCAGCGCCCGCTCGGCCTTGCGGCCAGTGAACTGCTCCCAACGTTGGATGATCACATCGCAGTATAGCGGGTCCAATTCCAAGAGAAAGGCCCGGCGTTCGGTCTGCTCGGCGGCGATGAGCGTGCTGCCGGATCCGCCGAACAGGTCGAGGACGTTCTCGCCCGGGCGCGACGAGTAACGCATGGCTCGAGCCGCCAGCTCGGTGGGCTTCTCGGTCAGATGGATCATCGACTGCGGGTTGATCTTCTTCACCGACCATACATCGGGGACATTGGGTGGGCCGAAGAATTCATGGCCGGCACCTTCGCGCCAGCCGTAAAAGCACCATTCGTGGTTGCCCATGAAGTCTTTGCGGGTCAGCACCGGATGTTCTTTGACCCAGATGATCGCCTGGGAGAAATACAGGCCGCAGCGCTTGAGAACGGGCGGGTAGTTGGCGACGTTGGCATAGCCGCCCCAAATGTAGAAGGCCCGACCGGGCTGAAGCACGCGGGGGATGTTGCCGAACCAGGCGGTGAGCATTTGCTCGAAGGCCTCGTCGGACACGAAGTCATTAGCGAGCGGACGGTCTTTAGGGCGCAGCTTTTTTTCTGTTGGATTGGCCTTTTCTGGATGTCGGTTGACATCAAATCTCTCGTGGTGGGTTGCTTCGAATGATGATAGCCCCGCCGCAATCGCGTTGTTCGATCGTGGTTCCACCTTCACGTTGTAGGGGGGATCGGTGTTCACCATGTGGACCGGTGCCCCGTCCAGCAGCCGGTCGACGTCGGCGGCAACGCCGGCATCCCCGCAGAGCAGGAGATGGTTGCCGAGATACCACAAATCACCGAGTCGGGTAGTCGCCTCGTCGGGTGGTTCGGGAATGACATCGGGATCGGTCAGGCCGGCTTGCATATTCAACACGCTTACCTTGGTGGCGAGTTCATCGAGAAGGCTTTGCACAGCGGCGCTGTCCGTTTTGACGTTGCGCAGCAGTTCCTCGAGCTTGGCCCCGTCGGCCTGCGCCATGGCGGAAATGGGATCGAGCGTGGCCAGGATCTTGGTTTCTTGCTCTTCGCTCCAGTTACCGATGAGGACCGGGACTTTCTCGTCGCGGCGCTTAAGGCCGATCTGTTTGCGCAGGTGGCCGTCTATTAGGCGATCGGTGCGTTCGTTGAACAAACAGACGCCGGCCCAGCCGACCTCTTTAATAACGTCCTCGAGCGCCGCGAGCTGGGCGTCGGGGTGCCGCCGCCAATTGCGCGGGTTCTCGGCCAGCTCAGTCGGTGAACGCCATTCAAGTCGAAGTGGAGGCAGCGCGTTGGCATTCGCCCTTCTCTTGGTCATGCCCAGCAACTCCTTTCTGCTGGCTCTGCGAGACTTTTGATCGCTCTGCGAGACTCTCTCTCTTAATCCTAATCGGCTCACTCTTGAAATTGGGCGAGCCCAATCACAGTTCAAAAAATGATTCCATATGTAGACATGGCGGGTACTCGTTAGCCGATCCCAATGGCATGTTCCCAAGTCGTGACGCGGGTGCCACAGCTCTTACACTCGCGGCGCCGAACGAGCTTGCCGTCGCGTGCGGCTCGCGTGTAGATAACGCGGAGCTGCCGCCAACCACAGTGGCGACAGACTAGCCCTCGATAAGGTTGCGCGACCTGGGGTTTCTGGGCTTGGTCATTCTTCATGGCGTACTTCCCGACCCTCTCGTGTGGAACCTGCGCGCACCCAAACAAGTGTGTTGAGACCCGACTACGGCTCAGAATGGTCACCTGAGATTCCTGTGACCGGGAACGAATGCCCAGAGACCGTGTACCACGACGGAGCCCCTTCCCAAGTCCAGGATGTCGCTTCACTCGCTGAGCAAGGTCTTCCGCTCTTATCCTGGTAGATCAGATTGGCTCCAGGAGGTGGTGATCCCGGGAATACTCCGTAGTGCTCGCTCTTTGGTCCCGGCGGGCCTATATCCCTCCCAGAAACAGGGGGAATAGGGGGAACAGGGGGCGCACTGCTGTTTTCCCGAGAGAACTCCCCTACTTCTGCCCCCTGTTTTTGGTCACCATTCAGAGAATAGGGGGGAAGATTAGGGGGATTTTTCTCGGGGTTTTCCGGCCTCGCCCCCCGTTCCCCCTGTTCCCCCTGTTTCTGGGGGGTAAGGCAGCCCGCACGGAGATGCAGCACACACCGCTCCCTCCCCTGCAGGGTTCGGCGGGTAACATTCTTCCCTTTTTCCGTGCTGACCAGCAGATGACGCTCTTTCAGGCGCTTTTGGAGTTGGCGAGGCGACAGAGGGATGCGATCTCCATGCTCCTCGGCCAGCCGTTGGACTTCCGCGTAGGACGCGTCGGGATCGAGGTACAGGTCCTCGTCGTCGAGCCAGCCGATCTGCTTTCCTTGGGGCCGTAAGCGGGTTTCGGCTTTGCCACCGACTTCAACGGTCTCCGACCGCCATCCCCACGCACAAGCTTCGTCTGGTGCGTCGCCTAAACGGTCGGCGACATACGCGCGGCCGGAGGCTACGGACGAGACCAAAAGTTCCAAGAACCGATTGGCAGAGTCCTGCGCCGCAATCTCTGCTTCCTGCTGACCGGCTGACGCTAATAACGCCTGCCAAACATACTTAACCGTCTGATCGCGTTCCGACTGCGCGATCGCGCCGATATCCACTGCGAAATCGAGGAAGTACTTCCAGCCCAACGCCAGGTCAGCGACAATGCCCGGTGTTCGGGCATGACCGTCCAAGGAAACAGCCCGATCGCGCAGATCAGCGCGTTCCTGAGCGAACCCGCGGCGGATTTCTTCGTATCGGGGTGCCAGCCATCGGATATAACCGGACATCGCCTGCGCGTAGTCTCCTCGCGCTGCTGCAGCCTGATAAGGTGTGAGGGCGCTGATCTGGATTTCACCGTGGGCAACTTGAAGGACCAATTGGCGGGCACGGAGAGATTCACCACGGGGCACGTCTTCGCCGCTGGATAAGATCATGCCGCGTGGCGCGCGCTGAGGCCGGAGAGTTCCGTCGGGACGGCAACGACCGCGGCCGCTGTTATTGCCCTGAGCCCGGAGCACGCGATCGGCGAGTGCATGCAGCCGGTCGATCTCCGACTTGCTTCCACCGGGTTTGAAATCGTCGACGACCAGCAGCGCGTCTTTCGCGAGGAAGGCCAAAGATTCAAGAGAGTTGCCGGTGGACAGCCAGTTTCCTGGAAGATGCAACCGATCCATGCCGGCGCCAAAGTGTTGCTGGCCTAATGCACACATCTCACTCTTGCCGAAGCCTGTGTGGCCGACGAGATGCAATGAGCAATCGGTGCCGCCCAGGACGGAGCGATAGACTGCTCCCAGAATGGGCGACATAAGTCTGTTCGATAATGATCGGAGCCCCAAGCTGGCGCGCACGACCCTCGTCAGATCCGCATCAACGGGCGGTTGTGGCAGCGTGAAATAGGCCAAGGGGCCGTCAAGGTCCACGGAGTAGCGGGCGAGAAGTCCTGCGGCTCCGATCGCTCCGCCGCCATGCAAATAAACCCAAACCTCACCGTCCTTCCGCCATCCAATGTGCTTGTACGACGTGCGCTCGGCAGCCGCCTTACTGAACTCCTGGATGGCGATACGGAGGTGATCTTTGACTCCCGGACCGGCCCCGACAATTGCCCTGTGTCCCCACGCGACCACTGGCCAGTTCATGGCGGTGAATTCGGAGGCTCGAACGGTTGCCGGAGGAGGTGGCCCGCCGTCTGCCAAGGCACCTGCGATGGTAAAGTGGTGCTGGATTTCGCCGCTGCCGTCGTCGACGCGCACTGCTTCGCTTATGACGGCGGTAAAGTTGCAAAGCTGAATGAGAGTCTCGCCGCCTTGCGGAGTATAGCGCTTGTGATAGATGCGGCCGTTCTCCATTATGTAGCAGAGCTCAGGGGCAATAGGGGGAAAGGGGGTCGAGGACGCCTCTGCGGCCGCCGCGTGCTCTACGGCACGCTGCTGGTGGAATTCGACGTAGGCCCGCTCCAGTTGAACCTCGAGATCCGCGGGCTCGCACTTGAGGCGTGATGCGAACCGTTTTGTCAACCGCCGTCGCTCTTGCTCTTCGCTGAGATCCGCGCGGTCGGTGGTGATCAGCTTCCCGTCCCGGTCATAGACTTCCACCGTCGCCTTACGCCCACGTCCCTCCATCGAGAAGTTCAGATCAAACTTCTGTCGCCTTTTGCGAGCTTTGCGAGACCTGTTTTTCTTAGGTCCGGCCTGCCCTCGCTTGGGTAGCTTGCGAGCCATCTCAGACCTCCACAGTGAACTGAAATGTCTCGCGACCGGATCGATGACGAGTCTTTGGGATTGGAGCAGAAGCGTAAGTTCCCACACTCGCCGCGATCTTCTTGACTTGCGAGTCTTCCAGCGGCGGATCGCAACGAAGCACATTTTCAATCAGGAGCGCCGCCTCTATGGCCTGCCGAGAGAATCCACGTCGGCGCATCGTGCCGGCCCAGCTTGTAAGGATGTCGTCGCGGTGCCCCTCGCGAATCTTTTCTCCTCCGGCCAAACTGCTCGAGTCCGTTGCGCGGCGACGGTCATGAACCTCGGCCCGAAGCCGTTCCAAAATCCATGCCGGTGCTATGGCAGGCTCCATTTCGAACGGACTTCGGCCAGGCACCCACGCGTAAAGGCAGCCCGCGGGATGGCGCGAAGGCGGCAAAACGGTTTGTGCGCCTCTGGCTTGGAAGCGAAGTTCCTGCTTGGCCTGGCCGGGTCGTTGTACGGTGGTGCGGAGAGCGATGCCGCGCGGAATCTTGTAGAGCAGACCTCGTCCACCGTTAGTGCGGCCGCTTGTGAATTCCGCAGTGATGGGCACGTTGCCCTTGCTGATTTCTAAGAGCCGCGCTTGACCAGCCGGTCCATCTATGTCCACTCGGATCAAGCCGCTTACGGGGCCGAGGGCCATGCCGACGTTCAAGGTCGCATTGTCGCGCCACTTTCGGCGAAGCTCGTCCTCGGTCGCCAGACGGGCTTGGAACTGCTTCCACGGTCCCCAGGGAGCCTTCCCCGGAGAATCGCAATGCTGTCCGTGCGAACGTCCCACACCCATGTGGTCCGGCGGGCACACACCAAGCACCGACCAACCAAGACGAAGGTAGCGGAGCCCGTGCTCCAAACACGAGGCGCCATCAGCCAGGCGCTGGCAAAAATGATCGCCTGCTGGGTCATGCGGTTTGGATGACATGACTTTACCCTGTATGCGGTGTCTTTGCCTGCAACTCGGCCGGGCTTCTTCAACTGAGCCGCTTCCGCCGAGGTCGACTGTCTCGCAGATGTTAGCCACTTACAAAGGATCACCCGCAGCGGCTGTTTCCAGCTGCTCCGTCCCGACGCGCTCGACGCGGAACGACGCCGCGCCATATTCACGCTGTGCGAAACCGGCGAACAGACGATTCAGGTCGCGGCCGACCGGGGTGCTCGCATCGACAATGCAAGTGCGGCGGTCGGAATCGAGATGGTGCTTGGCATCAAGGCGGGTTTGGACCTCACCGTGTAAACTTTCCACGGCCAACATGGCAAGCAAAAGCGTGATCTCGATGTCCTCGACAGGTACATCAGAGATGAACACAAAGCGATACAAGTCACGCGGCATGATGGACTCCATCAGTCGAAAAAGTTGCCCTATCTGTTAAATACCCTGCGTGAGATCGAGTTGACCAACAACTTTCACACGTAGTCGTGCATGCTCGCTTCCTCGAAGCGCCTCAGGAGTAGCGCCACTGAACGCTTGGTCTTCTCCACCGAGCGCCCAAGCACCCGGGCTGCCGCACTAAGGGACATGTGCTTGAGTAACTCGGCCAATTCACGGTGCAGTGACGGCATCCGGGCCAGCAGTACTTCCAGATCGAGAAGGAGTTGACAGCGTTCCTCGTCGCTGCGACTCTTCTTGCCTAGGCGGCGATCCCGGTCCTCCTGGCTTATGGTTTGCGCCAACTCGGCTGTGATGCCATCATGAGTCTGCACCAAGACATTGAGCGATTGCTGGCCGCGCCGATCGCGCTTCTGGGCGTAGCGTTCCCGCACGAGGTTGGCCGCGATTCGGTCGCTTACAACACGGATAAACGCTCCAGGTTGGCCTTCGGAAGGATCGTACCGGCGCAAGCGAGGCAAGAATCGAAGCCAGAACTCCTGCTCGATGTCCGAAGGATCCTCCTCAGGACACCCGATTCTGCCGATGATCTGCCGAGCCTTTTTGCGGACGAGATTCTGCAGAAGGGCGTCAATTGGAATTGAGTTATTCTCGTGCGACACGGAGCTACCTCCGGCCGCCATGGGAAGGGTGGGCTACGACGTCAGGCTAAATGCTGGCATGCCAACGCGAAACGAAGGCAATGCGGAAAACGCCCGAATCGGCGCCCACAGTGCCTCCGCTTCGCGGCCAGCGAACTGTCAGGTGAACGGTACGTACTCACGACGGTTTTTCGGGCGGCAAGCCCAGGGTCAGGGCGCCACCTCCACGACAAACACCCTGAACGGCAACCCATGCTTCACTTCGAGAACATCCAGGATGCCGTCACGCAACCCGTCAAAAAGCTCAAACAGTTCGACAACCTGCGCTTTGAGCAGAAAGTCCGCTGCAGTGGACTCAGGCGATGGTCCATTCTCGCCGCCGAACTTGTGTTCGCGCACGACCCGAGGCATGGGCTCGAAGATTGGTTGCCCGTTCTGGATGACTAGATTCTCGATCCGGCCGAAATAGAGCTGTTGCAACGATTCGAGCAGGCGGCGACGCGCCGGAGAGAGCGACGCCTTGGATACGGAGTAGCCCACGTCTTTTCTCCAACTAGGGGCCAGCAAGAAGCCCCACGGGCGACAGGTCTGGCAAGAGCGTGCCCGTGGGGTCTAACCCGCTGAGAGCGTGTTGTGCCGTTGACGAGCCAGGCCTGCCAGTTTGGACTGTCGAAAACTCGACGCGGCCTATTCGATTTGAGGTTTTGCAAAGGTGGTAATGTGGTCGTAAGTGCGTTCCTGACGCGAAGATTGGCCACCGGACAAAGTGGGAAAGAACCGAGCGACGGAGAGAGATTTCGCCATCGAAAAGTCGCCGGCGGTGGAATGGATTACGCATCAGGTTCGATGGCAAACACCGTACGCCAGCCTTTGCGGTCTTCGGTCAGGATGATGGGTTCGCCGTCGATGCGAAAGAATGCTTTCAGATCGCGCGCGAGTATCTCACGGCGCTTCTGGTTCGCTCTGCATGCGTGGTGACATTCCCATGACAACAGTCCGTGCACTGAAGCAAAAGCACGTAGCAACTCCCACTGTTTTGTGGGCCTGGCATTCCTTCCGTCCGCCATGCCCATCTGCGCGTAATTGAAATGCGCGGTTACACCGCATACGGCCACGGCCACCGTTTCCCCATCAACAAAGCGAATCCGCACAGACGCCCAGGGTGCCCCAGGCGGCGTCGGAAAAGGAGTAACACCACCATGGAGTGAGTCCGAGCTGCCGGCGGCCAGTCGTCCCATCTCCTGATTGAATGTAGTTCGCAGATTAGGCCGATCGGGCAGGGGTGAGGTGGCCTCGGAAGGCGCTGTTTCCTGTTGTAGAGCACGCTCCCGCTCTTGGAGTTCAGCTAAGTAGCTATACCAGCGCTCACGCGTCATGACCAACCATTCGATCGTTTCCGGCTCTGATCTGAGCACCGGGCCAGGCAGGCCCGGCTCGTAGCTGTACCCAGCGGGGTAGGTATCGGACCAAAGTCTCGCCACCTTCAAATCATCAATAAGTCGGCGGAATAGCGCCGTAGCTAGCGCGAGCGTGATACCTTTGGACGTGAGTGCGTCAAACAATAAATCGGTCCGGAAATAATTCTCGCCGGGCCGCCAAACGACATTCTGCAGAATCAGATCGAACTCGGTGAGTGCTCGCTGAAAATCCGCTTCCGTAAAGATCGGCCCAGGTGTGCTCGACATGATGCCTGCTCCGCCGCTCCTTTGGTTCTGGCGAAACACCCGTTGCCCCGGACATGCCAGGGCAGTGCTATCCGCATCCTACCGAAAAGTTATTGCTCCAATCAAAGGTTGAAGGAGGAGGTCGGGAACTGTCGCGTTAGCGATGTCCTCCGGATGGTTGCACGAGGTGCCAGAGGCACCATTGCTTCTTCCACGCGACGGTCGAAGCGATTGGCTGAAGCTCCCGCAGAATGATTGGGTCACGGCCGTGCTCAGTCGGCGGCAAGAACAGTAGTTGCTCCTGGATGTCGGGTGCCAGCTGTAGCAGATTCATAATCTGCGTGATGCGGGCCCGCGTGACGTGTCCCAGCCGGGCCAGTTCGGCGTAGTCGCTGACCAGGCCGGCGCGGATCAGCCCCTCGAACCGAATGGCTAGTGCCATCAACTTGGCAATCCGCGGTACCCGGCCTGAATGGGCGGACCGCTTCGGCTCTCGGCCCGGCCGTAGCTGCTTACGCCCTTTCGCCTTCAGATTGAAGTGGACATTGCAGGTCACTGTGAGAGGCGTCGTCATGCGATTTTCTCCTTCGGGGAGTCAGCCAGTTCATCGGCTAGCGTCCGTATTCCTGCCGCGTGGAACGTGAGCGATACCTTCCCCTGCCCGCCATCGTACTCGACACGTTCGACCAGCAAGCCGATAAGGCGGGCCTGCTCGTGTGGCGTCAAGGTGTCCCAAACGGGATCGAAGTTGGCCAAGGCCCGCGCGACCTCGGCTTCGTCAATCAAATCTCGTTCGAGACCAACAACTTCTTCTTGAATCTCCGTGAGCCGCCGCTCCGTGGTGCATATCCGGTCCTGGAGGTCCGCCAATCGGCCCACAGCGGTCGTTTCCCCGCTTCTTGTCATTTGCTCCGCGCACCGGCGAACGTCGGCGTTCCAGCGTGCCAGGTCGCGAGCCAGGCTACGGCGCTCGGCCTCCAGTTCCCCGAGCCGGGACCGCACCTGCGATTGGGCTTGGGCGATCGTCTCGTTTAGCAAAGCGGGATCTTGACCAATGCATCGAATTTGCTCGACGACGAAGCGCTCAATCTCACCTGCAGGGATGCTCTTCGATGGGCAGGTCCTCCAGCCGCGCTTCTGGGCACTAGAGCAGGTGTAGTAGCGGTACCTGGTAGTCCCGTTCTTCTTGCAATGCGACGGCGTCATGCTGCAACCGCACGGCACGCAGTGCAAGAGCCCCTTGAGCAATGCTCCGAACCGATTGCGCACCACCGCGCCGCCTGTGCGGCCGTTGCGCCGGAGCAAGATTTGGACCCGTTGCCAGACCTTGGGGTCGATGATGCCTTGGTGTTCACCAACGTGGACTTCCTGCTTGTACCGCACGTTGCCGACGTATGCGACGTTCGTGAGCAATCGGTAGAGGTTCGTGGTTGTGAAAGGTCGGCCACCACGCTCGCGGCCCTTGCGAGTGACCCAGCGCTTGTTGACCCAATCGCGGTTGGCGAGTTCCTGCACCACCGCAAGGAGCGATTCGAGCTGCAAGTACAAGTCGAAGATGGCCCGCACCCGGATCGCCTCATCGTCGTTGACCAAGAGCTTTGTGTTGGCGTCAACATCGTAACCCAGGATGGGATGCCCCCCGGACCACTTGCCCTTGCGCCGTGCAGCAGAGATCTTGTCTCGCGTGCGTTCGGAGATGATCTCGCGCTCGAACTGAGCGAAAGACAGGAGCACGTTCATCATCAGCCGACCCATCGATGTGCCGGTGTGGATTTGCTGAGTCGTACTAACGAAGGCCACGCGATGCTTTTCGAATGATTCCATCATGCGGGCGAAATCGAGCAGCGACCGTGACAGTCGATCGACCTTGTACACGACCACGCAGTCGACGTTGCCAGCCTCGATATCTGTCAACAGGCGACGCAGGGCTGGGCGATCCATGTTGCCGCCGGTGAAACCGCCATCGTCGTAGCGATCTGGCAGGCAAAGCCAATTCTCGTGAGCCTGGCTCTTGATGTACGCCTCGGCGGATTCGCGCTGGGCGTCGAGCGAGTTGAATTCCTGCTCCAGCCCTTCCTCGGTGCTTTTGCGGGTGTAGATGGCGCAGCGAACCGGATTGGCGGCCGTTTTCTGGGTGCGCGGTCTATTCATCGTGGTTCTCCTTGCCGTTCATGGCGCTGCGGAAGAAGAGGAATCCGTTGGTATGCGAGCCGGTGATGGCCTTCGCCACTGCCGACAGGGACTTGTAGCGTTGGCCTTCGAACTCGAAGCCGTCTGCCAGTACCTGAACTTGCAGTGCATCGCCCTTGTAGACGCGCGTAAGGATCGATCCCGGCACGGGTAGGCGCCGGTCAGCCTTTACTTGTAGCGCGCCGGTCTTCGTTCGTTCCGGCGCGGCCACGGCCAGTGGAATCGTCCGTGGCGGCAAGATTCGCAGATCCGCGTCGTTGGCCAACTCCGCGGCCCGCCGCCGTGCCCGTTCGGACAGGTCGCCTTCGGATAGTGCTTGGAGCCGCCAAGCGATCCGCTTGATGAGCCACGGTTTGTTGTTGCCGTGCGTCTCCTCGCCAAAGACCTCGGCATACCGCGCCCGCAGTTCTTGCACTGTCATCCGCTTCAGCGCGGCGACCTCTTTGGCGACATTCAGTTGCATCAATTGCTCCTTTCTCTTGCTCTCGACAACCGTTAACCACCGTGGACACTGAGCCTCGGATGGGCGGGGAGTTCAAGGGAATCTCGACCAGAATCCACACGATTTTCCGGGGCGATATCCTCGCCGGGACCGGACGGAAACACGGTCCGTGAGCGCAGTCGCCGGACACCTACGGCCAGGATGCGGGCGATTTCACGGAAGCGTTCGTTGGGAGCTAAGTCCAGAGAATCAGCACAGGGTCGCATGGGACCTCCTTTGAAGGAAGCGCCCACAGCGACCTTCGCTTGGCGACCGGCCGGCTGTCTGGCGGGAAAACTGGCGGCAGCACTCGCGCGCCGCCTCTATCTGTTAATTACCCGGTACGGGTTTGATTTGACGAAATCGCAACATGCCAAACGAGATTCCTGAGCCTCGGACGAAGTTTCATTGGAAGCAAACGATATGAGGTCTGCGCTCATTCGGGCCTTTTGGAGCTTCAGTCCCAAAGGTGTCTAACTACGCAAATTGCGAAACAAGCATAACGGACCGTCAGCACCCCCTGCCGCCAGCGCGGCCTGGCGTGCTGATACCAGTTTGGGAAAAGCAGGTTATTCCAACACTTTTCACTTAGAGGCAGCCCAGATCGAGAAGTCGTTGCGGAAGCTCGCGGGCGTCCGTGACAATGGTCGTCCTATAGCGCTCGTGCAACCGAGCAGCCTTGGCCAGATGGGCCCAGTTTTTTTCGGAAACGACGAGGTTGGCGTAGGGCAGTGCAACCGCCAGCCAGGCTAAATCCCGCATGTCGGTTCGCTTGATCTGCTGATCAGGATTCTGGTCACGGTCGGAAGCCAGTGTTAGATGAACGTCCAGGGCTGGCACGCGTTTTACAAAGCGCTCCTGACCTTCTGCGGATTCAAATAGGGCGCGGAACTCCGCCTGCGTAACACTTGAATCCTTCAATGCGGTCTTGAAAGCTTGCCCTTCGTGCCCCTTGGTTAATAACTCTGCGAGCATGAAGGCTCGCTGCTGGCTACGAGTAAGAGTCGATGTGACCCACGCCCTGGTACGTTCAAACATGGCTACAGCCTTTTTCTCCATGTCTTCCTTCCGCTCTTTCCATTCCTGGTTGTCCCCCAGTCCGCGCAAATGTCGTAGGGCCTTGCGCGGCGAAATAAGCCCGCTCATTATTGTGGCTTCCAGCGAAGGCGTCGGCGCCTCAACGCGCGGCCTCTTTCCAAACGCGTGGGCGATCCCCAGGCTGATCAGCGAGTACCGGATATGAATGCTCGTACCGCGGTTGAGCAAGGATCTCAGAGCATTGGTCATTTCCCAGCCGATCGTCACTGTAAACGGCAGGACGGCGTTGCCGCGCGACAGCCGCATCAGAAAGTCGGCGAGGCGATTCCTACGAATTTGATTCCTCGAGGCGGCCGTTTCGATCGTGTTGACGAGCGAAAAGGGGACGACGAGTCTGCGA